ACATTGAGTTGACCGCCAGAAACGTCTTCAATCACTACGAGGAAGCCGTCTTGGAGTATTCCTATATCATGAACCTCCATCAAGCGCGGAACTCACTAGGGAGCGCCCTAGGCGGTCCTACAGGGTCATTTGACCATAAGGGAGACATTACTGCTGGTGAAGGCGTCTCTCTCAAGTATCCCAAGTTCCAATTCGACTATGCTTTCAGAAACGCTGACAAGTTTTCTTCTGAGGCATTGGTCGGAGGAACCGAACCCGTTTATTCAGCATCATTTGCTAGCGTAACAGATCAGCAAGAATATGACTTACAAAGTATTGTTAGTTCTTCGCAATCTGGAGAAGCATGGGATGGAATGGGAAATAAACGAATTAAGATTAGACAGGTGTATTATGTATCACCTCAACAAATGTGGAGATTTTATGGCTATTATGGCGGCCTTAATGTTGTGGGCGATTTTCATAACTACGGTCAGTACGCTGATGACTCAACCTTCAACGTCATCCCACCATGGCAAAACAAAGCCCAAGCAATCGCATACGAAGACCACCTCTACACGAGGACGTCACACTATTCCTATGAGATATTAGACAACAAGCTTAAGCTTTACCCAACGCCTCAAAGTGTATCACCAGAAAGATTCTGGTTTAGATTCACCGTTGAAAATGACGGAGGAGCTTTTGCCACAGGATCATATGATTCTGGTGTAAATGGTGTCAACAACATGAATACATTGCCAATGGAGAATATTCCATTCGAAAGCATCAACTCTGTTGGTCAGCAATGGATTCGCAGGTTTGCTCTTGCGCTCTCAAAAGAGACTCTAGGACAAGTTCGAGGCAAGTTTGGTGGTAATATACCAATTCCAGGCGACAACGTCTCCCTGAACGCCTCAGATCTTCTATCGCAAGCAAAAGAAGAACAAACTGCTCTCAGAGAAGAGTTGAACAAGCAGCTTGACGAAATGCTGTATTCCAAGATTGCCGAGACAGACAAGACCATGGTTGAAAACATGGATGCATTAGTGGCAAAAGTGCCTCTAAAGATTTTTGTGGGGTGATTTAGATGTCAAAATGGGAAAGACCAACGCAACCTCCTTCTCCGATGTTTCTCGGAGAAAAAGAAAAGAATCTTGTAAAGCAAGTCAACGACGAAATCATCGAAAGAGTTGTTGGGCAACAAATTCTTTACTTCCCGATTGATATGGAGACCACAAACTTCCATCCATTATACGGAGAAGCTATTGAAAAAAACTTTCTTCACCCAATTCGAGTGTATGCCCTCGTAGAATACTTGGGAGTTGAGACTCAATTCATGGAAGGCATCGGTATCGACAAGTCAACCGGTCTAAAAGTTAATTTTCACAAGAGAAGATTAACTGAGGATCAGAATTTATTCGTCAGAGAAGGCGATTTCGTTAGATACGGAAGTATTTACTATGAGATAGTAAAAATCAATGAACCAAAGCAGCTTTTTGGACAGATTGACAGCAGATTTGAAGTAACAGCTGAGTGTATCAGAGCAAGAGATGGAGTTTTCAATGGCGAATAATGAAAAAGTTCTCACCCCGTCAACAATTGAGACCATTGACATGGCAATATATAACCTTATCAATGAAGGATTCGACTTGCACACAAGAACAAACACTGGATTTCGTAAAGTTCCCGTGCTTTGGATGTCGCCAGAGCGCGCTGTCAACTCAAAAGACAAAGATATTCGAGATTCCGTTGGAAAACTAAAGCTTCCTTTGATATCGGTTGACAGAACAAGCTTTAACAAGGATCCTCAATTCAAAGGCGCTTGGCAAGCTCACATATATCCAGACACAAATGGTCCGAGAGGATATAAAAAACACCAAAGGTTAGTGTCTAGAAAGATTTCTCAAAATCCAACAAGAAAGTTTGCTCAATCTGGTGCAAAAAAGACTTATAACGACCATAATTTCCCAACAGACAACAAAAAAGTTGTATACGAGGAAACTTATGCACCTATTCCTGTTTGGGTAACCGTTAATTACTCTGTAACACTAAGAACAGAGTACCAACAGCAGATGAATGACCTTATGGCACCATTCGCATCAAGAACAGGTCTAATTAATGCATTATTTGCAGAATATAACGGACACAGATATGAAACCTTTATTCAAGGAGATCTGACTATGTCGAACAACACCGCCAATCTAGGAGAAGACGAAAGAATGTTTCAGACAAAAGTTGACCTGAAAGTTCTTGGCTACTTACTAGGCGATGGCGAAAACGAAGAAGCTCCCAAGATTACAACAAGAGAGACAATAGTCGAAGTAAAGCTTGTCAGAGAAAGATCAATTGTCGGAGATACCAAACCATGGGAAAGTGACGATGATTCTTTTAGAGACTTTTGATGATTTTGGAAAATAGAGCTACTATTTATTAGGAAAATGATTTTATTAAGGAGATAAATCCATGGCTAAAAAATTTGACTTTCTTTCACCCGGAGTTGAAATCCGCGAGATTGACCAGAGCTTTCTACCACAAGAAGCGGAAGCAGAGGGCCCCATTATTATTGGTCGTACAAGAAAAGGACCAGCTAATAAGCCGGTAAGAATTAGAAACTTGGACGATTATGTTGCTGTATTTGGATTGCCAGTAGCTGGTGGATCAAGCGTTCAAGGTGACGTGTGGAGAGAAGGTAACATGACTGCTCCTACCTATGCATCATATGCTGCTCAAGCATGGCTTGCATCAGAAAACTCACCAGTAACTATGGTTAGATTGGTTGGAGAACAAGGAGATAATCCTTCTTCGACAGGTCTTGGAAAAGCTGGATGGAATTTGAGCGGCTCTTTGTCTTCGACAGAAGCAGATAACTCAACAGCTTATGGATTGTTTTTGGTTGAGTCGGGCTCAACCCATTTCGGAACTGGCTCATTGGCAGCGGTACTTTATGCTAACAAGGGATACATTGCACTTAAAGGAACTGATCATGCTGGAAACGCAAATCAAGAAAAAGCAGGAACATTTATCAAAAGCTCCGGAACCAATTGCGAATTCAAGCTTAAGATTTATGATCAAGACCAAAATGAAACAACTGCTGGGGATATTCTTATCAACTTTGACAGAACTAGCGGTAAATATATCAGATCTGTTCTTAATACAAACCCTCAACTTGTAAATGAAGATACAGTTGCTTCTGCTCAAAGAAAAACATATTGGCTTGGAGAAACATTCACTAGAGAAATTAGCGACTTAGATTTATTGAGCAAGGGAACTGGTGAAGTTTATGGAATCCTTCTTCCTCTTGAAAACTCTTCAACAAACTGGGGTGACCACAGAGAAGCAGCAGCAGAATCAATGACTGGCTGGGTTATTGCTCAGAAAGAGAAAGATCAGTCAGATTTATTCAGATTTAAATCACTACATGTTGGCGAAGACATTCAAAAAGATTATGTTATTGCAATCGAAGATATCAATGAACCAGCTAATGCAAATGTAAATCCATACGGAACCTTTACTGTTTCAATCAAAACAGTTGCAGGACAAACTGTTGAGCGATACACTGGCTTGAATTTGAACCCTTCTTCTAGAAACTATATCGGTAAAAGAATCGGTGATCAATATCAACTTTGGTCAAACACTGATAGACGTTACAGAACCTATGGAGAATTCCAAAACCAATCAGATATCATTTATGTTGACATTAAGCAATTCATCAAAGATGGTGGTGGTCAAGGGTTCTTGCCTGCCGGTTTCAAAGGACCTGTTCGTCCAAAAGGATTTACTTTGGCTTATGGTTCAACAAAACCTCATGCTTTTGGAACAGTTGACAATACAGGTACAAAGGCAAAAACTGTTTTGACTATTGCAAGTGCTCCATCGAGCGGAAGCACTTATGTTCTGGAAATTGATGGTCAAACTTACACCATAACTCTTACAAGCGGGGGAGCAGTTAGCACTGTGTTTGCCTCAGATCGCACAGCCACTCTTGACTCTAATGTTAGCAGAGATACAATTGCAACTAATTTGGCAACTCTTCTTGATTCCTTATCAGATTGGGATGCTTCCGCTGCTAGCAATGTTGTTACTTTTGAGGCAAAAATACCAGGTCCTGCTTTCTCCTCCACTCTAACCTCGGGTCCTGATATCTCCGGAGTAGATACCTTGGGAGATGATACAAATAGCTTTACAGGTGTATTTGTTAAAGGCAATGCCGATATGCCTCTTGCTGGTGGAGACGCAAACAATTTCGTTAATGGACCTCAAAACTTCACCGCATCATTCAACTTTCCTTCTCTTCCTTTGAGAGTAAGCGGAACCGATGGTGGAGCACCAGATCCTTACAGAGCATACTGGGGTATTCGTCCAAAGCTTTCTGATACAAGCACTTCTCACGATCCAGATTACATTGATTACTTGAGAAGATTACCAGCAGGAATTGATTCGCACACTCCAGCATCAGATTATCAACACTCATTTGTATTCTCTCTTGATGATATTGTTATTAATACATCAACTAATGTGGTAACTTACGTTTCTGGTGCTTATTCTGATAGCACGTCTTATTCTCAACAAAACAGCTTTGGTGAATTGCTTGATAAAAATGTTAAACAATTCGTTATGCCTTTACATGGTGGATTTGATGGATTAGATATCAAAGAGAAAGAACCATTTAGAGACGGCTTAATGTCAGAAGGATCTAATGATGATCAAAACTATCTCAAATATTCAATCAACAAAGCAATCGATTCAATTGCAGATTCAGAAGTTGTCCCAGCAAACTTGTTGTTGGCTCCTGGCTTTAGAGACACTACAGTAACAAATAAGCTTATACAAACAGCAGAAAGAAGAAAAGATGTTCTTGCATTAATCGATCTTCAAAATGACTATCTTCCACCAGCTGAACGACTTGCTGGTGAGACAGATGAAACAAAGTTGGGTTCTGTATCTGAAGCTATTTCTTCATTGAAGTCAAGAAACTTAAACTCAAGCTATGCTGCAACTTTCTATCCATGGGTTCAAATCTCGGATAACCTGAACGACTCCCAGCTCGTATGGGTTCCACCTTCAGTAGCAGCCCTAGGAGCTTTAGGACGCTCTCAAGCACAATCGGAGCTATGGTTTGCCCCTGCTGGCTTTAACCGCGGCGGATTGGGCTCTCTTGGCGGTCCTAGAGGACCTTCTGTATTGCAAGCAAGACAACGTCTTGACTCAAAAGAGCGAGATGCTTTATATGAAGTTAACATTAACCCAATTGCAACTTTCCCTGCTGAAGGTGTCGTAATCTTTGGACAAAAAACTCTCCAAGCTGGTCAATCCGCTTTGGACAGAATCAATGTTCGTCGTTTGCTTCTATTCTTGAAAGCAAGAGTAAATACTATTGCAAGAAATCTGTTGTTCGATCAAAATGTTCAGTCAACTTGGAATAGATTTAAAAACCAAGTAGAACCAGTTTTATCAAGCACACAATCTAGATTTGGTTTATCCGGATACAAACTTGTACTTGACGAAACCACCACAACTGCTGATTTAATTGATAGAAATGTCATGTATGCTAAAATCTATATTAAGCCAGCTAGAGCCATTGAGTATATCGTTGTTGACTTTGTCATTACGAGAACCGGTGCAGATTTCGTTTAAACACTAATTAAAGTAAATAGGAGAAAATAGTCATGGCATTTTGGTCAGATAGTTTAACAAAGGGCTCGAAAGATCCAAAAAGAAAATTTAGATTCACAGTTGAATTCCCCAATCTAGTTGGTGGTCCCATCACCACAGCAGCAGCAGATGTAAAGGTGACGGATGGTATTGTTTGGTACGCTAAAAGCGTTACAAAACCAACAATGACAATCAGTGAAGCTGATCACACATTCTTGGACAAAAAGTTTTACTTTCCAGGAAGAGTTGAATGGAACTCAGTTACTTTAACTTTGGTTGATCCTGCTGATAGTGGTGCGAAAGAAGATGCAGTTCAACAAATGAATAAACTCATTGAGGCTTCTGGCTATCAAATGTTTAAAGACTCTTCGACTCTAGGGACCATGTCTAAAGGCAAAGCATCTGCTGCTTTAGGTGCAGTTGTAATCAATCAAATTGATGCTGAGGGAAAACCTGTTGAATCATGGACTCTCAAAAACCCATTCATTAAAGATTTAAAGTTCGGAGATCTTGATTATACCGGTGATGAATTGATGGAACTAACTATGGAAATTAGATACGATTGGGCCGTTTGTACTATTTTTGAAAATGGTGCAGAAAAACAAAAATTCTATGATACAGACAGTTAATAATCAGTTGGAGAAATAAATGGCATGGTGGACAAATCCAAACGTACAAATTAAACAAAAAAATAAATTCATTTTGTCTATTGGCGAACTGATGATTCCCACCGTCGTGTCTACTGATAAACCAAAGATTCAAGTAGAGTCAAAAGAATACACAATGATTAACCATGTATACCGTTATCCGGGAATAGCCAAATGGCAACCAATAACGGTTACATTTGTTGACGGCGCTGGTGGAGATAAGAGCAATGATTTTTCTAATCTTGACACAGCAAAAATGCTGGAAAGAATATTGAAATTTTCTGGATATGATTCCTCTTCCGACTTTGTTCCCAAAGGAAGCACTTCAAAATCTGGCATGAGCGACGTATCTTTTCCTCTTGGCTCTGTTAGGATAGAGCAAATTTCTCCTTCTGGGGAATTTGTAACCGAAGGGTGGAGATTGCACAATCCAATTTTTACAGATATCTCTTGGGGGTCTTTGGGCTATTCTGATGATACTGCTGTCGAATATAGTTTGACAATAGCATATGATTGGGCTGAATTTTATTATAACACAAGAGCTGCGACAGGAGCTTACACCCTAAATGACATGTTAGCATCAGCTACGAATTCAAATTATTTCCCTAAAGAAATATTTGAAGATGAATTAATAACCCCTTCAACTGAAAATGAGGCACCTGATTCCAACAATACCCCACAATAATAAATCTCGGAGTATAAATGAGACGAAATAACGAAGACCGATTGATGGGCGGTCATAAACCAACTCCATCAGAAGACGCACCGCAAATGCCAAACCCAATGGACTTTGTGACACCAACAGAAATTGTTGATCTCCCATCGAAAGGAAGATATCCGGAAGGCCACCCTTTACATGGAGTCAATTCCATAGAAATTAAGCATATGACAGCAAAAGACGAAGACATCTTAACAAATAGATCAATGCTTAAAAAAGGTATTGCAATCGATCGCCTGATTCAAAACATAATTAAAGATAAAAGCATTGATGCTAGGTCAATCTTTGTCGGAGACAGAAACGCTATTTTGATTCATGCTCGTGCGTCAGCTTATGGCTCGGATTATAAAACCAAAGTTCAATGCCCAGCATGTGGAGAAACATCAAAATTCAAATTTGACTTAAATGACCACGAAGTTTATCATGGAGATGATATTGATGGAACAAGCATTGAAGACAATGGAAATGGAACATTCTCGGTTGAACTTCCATTTTCAACAATTAAAACAATAATCTCTCCTTTGACAGGCGCAGATGAAGCAAGACTCATTAATGCCGGCGGAAAAAAGTCCGACATTATGGACAACCTAATCACCAAACAAATGAAGGCTTTTGTTGTATCCTTTAATGGATATTCTGATGCTAAAACCATTGAATATGTTTGTGACAATATGGTTGCTGGGGATTCCAGATTTTTAAGAGATTGTTTCAAACTAATTTCTCCCGATATCAAAATGGAGGCAAATTTTGAATGTCGCCACTGCGAACATGAGGAGGTTATTCAGGTTCCATTCGGAGCCGACTTTTTTTGGCCTGAGCGATGAATACATGCAACAAGTGTATGAGGCATTTTTTACCCTCAAGCACTACGGTGGATGGTCGCTTTACGAGCTCTATAACCTACCTATAGGGCTTCGCGAATGGTTTTTGGAGAGAACCATTGAAGAATACAAAAAAGAGGCTGAGGCACACAAGAAGGCCTCCAGATAACGCAGAAATGTCGGAGACAATCTCTTCCGGCATTTTTTCTTTATAACTAATTACTTCATTACGCGAGGACTTTCTAATGGCAGATCCAACACAAGGTTCAGGCAGAGCTGGGGCAGAAGATGTAAAAGCTCAATCAGAATTTAACGAACTCTTATTTCAATCATCCAAAGAACAAGAAAAAATTAACGAACTTCTTAAGGAAAGATCGGAATTTCTCAACCTATCTGCCGAGCAGCTTAAATCAGAGGTTGAAACAAATAATTCAATCTTAAATGCACTTCAAGGTCAATTAGCAGCTGATAAACAACTAAGAGAATCTCAACAACGTGCAGCGGAAGCCAACATTGATCTTGCAGAAAAACAACTTGATCTGCAACATGAATTGGCTAATGCTACCATCAGAAGAGACAAAGCTGCAGAGCGCGCTGCAGAGCAAAGCTTAGCTGCGTTAAAAAAACAAATGGATGCCAATCAAAAAATAATTGATCAAGAAAGAACCATCCCAAGAATATTAGACGAAATAGGCAAAAAAAACAAAGACTTGATGGCAATTAAAGTCAAGGATGGCTTGGCTCTTAAGAAGATCTTAGAAAGCGATGAGTACACAGAGCAAGATAAAATTGATGCAATTAGAACAGCTGTTGGTTTGAATAAAGAATTCTTAGACTTACAAACAAAAATGAAAGGAGTTTCAGATAAGGTTGCCGGTGTTTTTGGTATGCAATCTGATTTTTCCAAAACATCTCTTGGTTCCATTTCCGATATGTTACTTAGGTACAATCAAATGCGTAAAGCAGGAGTGGGAGTTGGAGGCGCTATTGCCAAGATTGCTGGTCAAACTTTGAACTTAAAAAATCTTTTTGGTAATGTTGTCGATGAAATAAAGAAAATGGTTATTCAACTTGATGAAGTTGGAAAGAAGCTTGGTGGAACGACTGGTATGGGAAATGTTTTCCAATCTCAAATAATGACAACATTCAGATCAACCGTTACCGGTGGTGGCACAATGGAAGAAGCCTCATCAGCAATTGGCAACCTTGCAAGTGGATTCTCAAAATTCAACCCTCAAGCAGATGCTGTAAACGAAAGTCTTTCTACAACAATTGTAAGACTCCAAAAAATTGGAGTTAGCGGAGATCAAGCAGCTAAGACAATGGACTTCTTTGCTAGAACACTCAGGATGACAGAACAAGAAGCCTCGAATCTCACTGTTGAACTTTCTTTAATGGGTCAACAAATGGGCTTAACTTCTTCTCAGATAATATCAGATTTTCAAAGTGTATCAAACGATCTTGCTATTTATGGTAAAGGCGCTATTGATGTCTTTAAAGACTTGGAAGCACAAGCCAAAGCAACAGGAATGCAAATTAGTGCCTTAGTCGGATTGGCTAAACAGTTTGACACTTTTGAATCAGCGGCAGACAAGGCGGCTCAATTAAATGCTGTCTTAGGAACTCAGCTTTCTTCTTTAGAACTCATGAATATGCAATACGATGACCGCATTAACTACATAAGGCAAGAGGTTTCTTTCGCAGTGGGCAATTTAGAAAACAGGGATCAATATACTCAACAATTTGTACAACAAGCTCTTGGTGTTAGTTCCGTTGCAGAGGCCCAAAGATTACTAAACATGAATCAGTCAGAATATTTAAAGTATCAAAACGATATGGCTGCTGCGAACAAAAGACAAGAAGACTTAGCAGAATTAACCAAAGAATTAGTCCCAGTGATGGATCAATTTAAGATTGCTATAATGCAACTAGCTCTAACCCTCAGCCCCCTAATAACCATACTGGCATATGTTTTCGATGCTTTTAATATAATTTTAGCGCCGATCTCTATGCTAATAGAAGCTTTTAGTGGTTGGCCTGCTATGATTTTATTGGCCGTAGCAGCACTCGCCGCGTTGGCGGGTGGGATACTCAATGTTGGATTTACTGTAGGATTGCTCAATATTTCTTTATCTACAACACAATCTAGAATGATAGTTTTGACTGCTGGTTTATTTATAGTCGGATTAATTATGAAAAATACAGAAGGACCGATTCGGGCATTGGCACTTGGAGTTTTAGCATTGGGGGCATCCATGCTATTCTTAAAAGGAGCATCCGGATGGATTCACGCATTCTTCTTTGTTTTAATTACTGCCCTTGGAACAAGGATCAACCCTCTTCTAGTGAATGCCTTTCACTTTATGGCCATTGGCGTTACAACATTGGGAGTAGCATTTAGTACAATTCAAGGACCGGCAATGTTGGCAATGCTTGTGTTTTCTCTGATGGTTGGTGTATTAGCATTGTTTGTCTATTCACTAAAAGAACTTGTGGTGACTCTTGCTGAATCTGGTGATGGTCTGTTTAATGCCGCGGCTGGTATGTATGCTATATCGGGAGCAATTACAGCCCTCGGTGCCTCAATGTTGATTTTAGCAGCTACTGGGGGCTTATTCGCCATATCTAAAATGGCGAATAGTATGGAAAAAATGGGACAAGGATTCCAAAATACTGCTGATGGGCTTGAGAGAATTTCTAAAATGTCAGTTGCATTGTCAAATCTAGGAAACAATGGATTAATTGCAATATCAGCAGAAGGCAACAAAGTCAATGCTGTGATGGGCACCGGAGATGTCTTAAATAATTTTTCTGCTGGAAAGATTCAAGTTGACGTTAATCTTCCAGAGCAACAAACACCCAATATTGACCTAAAAGTTGAATTAATGGGCAAGCAATTAGTTTCCGTAATTAAAGAAGTGATAGGATATAGTGGTTAATTATGAGTAGGTTTAGAACGAATCTTTTAGCTGATGATCCTTTAAATGTTTCTAGCGTAAACTATGGAGACTCAACAAGGGGCACGACAGACATAATCTATATAGGATCAGATTATGACGAATCTATTGTTACATTTAAAGCATTTGTTTCCTCCATCTCATATGACATGAGCAAGCAAATTGAAGAAAAAC